CCATAATATGACTGGGCCAAGAGAATGGGTTGGATCCACGAGCAGGTATAGCACCTTCTCGAATGTACTTTTCAAGATAGGTATGCATTCTGGTGCCGCGGTTGGCAGCTTCTGTTGTGATGGCCTGTGCTCGTTCTGCACCCACTGCACGCCGCCAATTGTGCAATGCTGCTTTACTTTCTTCACTTTTGGTTCGGTCTAGAATTGTGGTCACACTAGGTAGATTTTTACCATCTGGCGTGGCATAAAATCTCTTGCCATCTATGGTGACCCTGGGTATGGGTTTATAGTCAAATTTTGGATTGTACATTTAAAAAATTTTAGAAACATCTTTAAAAAGAGAACTTGGCCATTTTGCAAACAGTGACATTCGTGGACGGTCCTCAGTGAGGCTATTTTCAGTGTATCTCACACCATGCAATTTGTTTATGTTTAACAAAACTGGGTTTGGGTAAATTTCAACTTGATCAACATAGGAAAATGCGTTGGGTGGTGGTGTGTAACCATTTTCATTTTTGGAACCACTCCGCCGTATTCTAATCATTGAAAAAAAATCCACATGACCCTCGCTGGCTGCTAGTTCCAATTGACAATGTTCAGGCAAGTTAACAATGTCTGCTGGAGTTTCACACAACGGCCACGATGGATCTTTGATGTTGCTATAATGTTCTTGCCAAAGTGTTATATCTTCAAAAAATTCATAGAATTGAGTAAAACAATTTTCGTGATTGGCCAATGGGAAAATTAAACTGGTTGCTTTTGTTACATCCACATGAACAGGAATCATGCTACCACCACAAACAATCTGAAGCCTAAGTATCGGCTGGTCAGAAAAGTGTGACAGAAATTTCCATTGAGATCGAATTTCTTTTTCAATTTCAACAGGCAGTTCAAAGTTAAACATAGTTCCTACTAGTTTATTTTCTATGCCGTAGAAAGACTGATACTCGGACCGTAAATTTTCTGGCACCACTGTGCTTGTACTTTTTCCCAAATTGTGCCAATTTAAATTTTCATAAATATCTCTTTTGGCCATAGTTTGCCAGGGTAAATTTTTTATTGCATTTATAATATCATTTGACAAAGTGACGTCGGGCAATGGTTGATAATAAAAAGATCTCATACTCTAAAACTTTCTCCGCACCCGCAGCGATCACGTTCATTGGGATTGATGAACTCAAACCCCTCATTGAGGCCTTGGCGCACATAGTCTACAGTAACGCCTCTTAGATACACTTCATTTTTCTTATCAACCAGTACCACAAAGTCTGCTTGGGCATAGTTAATATCTGATTCAGATGGCGTGTATTCTTGTACGTATTCTAACACATACGCTAGACCCGAGCAACCGGTAGTTTTTACCCCAAGTCGAATGCCAGCATAGTTTTTGGCTTGCAGTAATCGTTTTACTTTGTTGTATGCCTGATCAGTTATGGAGATCATGCTTTTTGCGATAATCTTCTACAGCAGCCTTTATAGCATCTTCAGCAAGAATAGAACAATGAATCTTGACTGGTGGCAGCGCGAGTTCTTCAGCAATCTCTGAATTTTTAAGAGCTGCCGCTTGGTCAAGCGTTCGTCCTTTAACCCACTCGGTAACAAGAGAGGATGAGGCAATCGCACTGCCGCATCCGTATGTTTTGAATCTTGCGTCCGTGATAATGCCATCTTGTACCTTGATTTGCAGTTTCATTACATCGCCGCAGGCAGGTGCGCCAACCATACCAGTACCAATATCAGTATCAGTCTTGTCAAAAGAGCCGACGTTCCGGGGATTTTCATAATGGTCAATGACCTTGGTTGAGTATGCCATATTAAAGTCTTACCAGCCTCCTTATGTAAGCAGTATACTGTATTTAACGCCGTGTGTCAACCAATGGTTGACTGTTACATTGGACGTTTCATGGCCGATTTGGCCATTTTGTCTACCACTTGTTGTGCTTGAGGAACTGACATTTTGGGTTGTACCGTTTGTTCAGCACCGCCTTTGAACACAATGGGATCAGTTGAGCCAGGTTGGATGGGTTCTAACACATTGCTTAGTGGAGGCTGTCCAACTAGATCCATAATGTTTCTTTGATTGACAGGTACGTCAAGACTTTGTGCAATAGAAATAAAAGCATCTTGACTGATTTGTTTTTGACTGTTGGTGTCGTCTGCACGACCATTAAGAAAATCTACTAGGCCCAGAAGTTTGTCTGGGTCAGGTGTTGCACCAGCAAAGGTATCAACTTCAAAGATTTTCATTATCTACGGCCACGACCCAGTGCGCCTGCTGTGCCCACTGGCTCTTCGGCAGGAGCAGCCATGTCAGCACCTGCATCGGTAGCAGCAGCATCAAGATCAGCACCTACGTCAGCACCCATTTCGGCACCAGCAGCCATGTCAGCACCCATGTCAGCGCCAAGTTCGGCACCTAAGTCTGCACCAGCTGTGCTGGGTGCGGCTTGGCCAGTTACCACGCCAAGTGCTTGATCAAGTTGTTGTTTGGCACCTTGGAGGTTTTGCACCAGACCAGTAAGTGCGGCTGTGGCGTCTGCGTTGAATTGCGAAGCTTGGTCAATACCCACTTGATTCTTGATTGAGTCAACTAGAGCAGGCAGTTCTTTAAATTGCATTTCGCTGGCATCTTCTAACATTGATTGCATCTTGTCAACCATGTCTTGTGCAGCCAACACCACTTGAGCTTGTTGCACTTCAGATTCTTTTAGCATGCGATAAGCATTACGCAAGCGGCTTTCGGCTTTCATCAATGCTGCACCTGCAACAAGTTTTTGTTCGTCGGGATTCAATGTTTGACCTGCGGCACTCTTTTTTAGAGCAGCAGCCAACTTAGGATCTTTTACTTGTGCGGCTGGTTGAACAGCGCCAGCAGTTGGTTGAGCACCCGGCACTGGAACATCCATCTCTTTGAGACGTGTGGCCAAGGCCTGTTCCATCATCATGAGTTTGAGATAAGTTGGATTGCGTTCGCTGGTGTGGCGTGCCATTGAGCCTTTGTGCTCACCAAGCAGGCCTTGCACCTTGCGAAGCATTTGACGAGTTTGACCAGCGTTGAGACGTTCAACGCTGATGCGTGAGCCAAAATAACTTTCAAACGTCTTGGTAATCAGACGAGTTTTTTTAGGTGTGGCTAGTTCTTGCAGTTTCATTTGAGAATCCTCTAAGTTGTATATATTTAGCCGAAGATATACATTTTTCAAGTTCGGCTGTGACAGCAGAATTTAGAGAAACCTTAGGTTCAAGTTTGGTTTTGACCATTTCTCTAAATTCTGCAGATCTACTGAGTTTGCCTAGACCACTGCGACAAGCAATGTCATTGTCTAAGAATTGTTTTTTAAAGTCCAACACTTTGATCTGTTGCGACAATGAAGCTTGGTTGTTTTTATCGGCTATGCACCAAGAAATTGCTGATCGTTTGCTGCCAAAGGATCCCACAAAGTTTGCATAATGCCAAACATTAAACACTTGCTGCTCTGGTGTGATATGATATTTTCCAAACACCACCCAACCACCCGAGTTGTCATCCAAAATCATTTTGTCAATGCTATGACGCAGTTCACGCTCGGCCCAGCGTTCAAGTTTTTGTTCTCGAGTCATTTGAGTACGTAGTGCGAGACTAGCCAGCCAACTGTGCCGGCTAAAAATGTTATGATTCCCACACCCCAGGAAATCAATTGATTGTTGCGTTTTTCAGACATGGCATGCACAATTTCATGCACTTCTTTGACCACTGCCTTGACATCGTCGATGTCTTTTTGCACTGAACTGATTTGCAGTTCCAGTGCTTTGTATCGCTCGGCACACAGTTCAACGTGGGCTTCGAGACTTTTCTTTTCAATATCAGTGGTGTCTGCCATAATCAGTTATTTACCGTTTCAAACCAAATGTTCTGGTCAGGGCGCAGTACTGTTTCTACAACTTCCTGCTCGTCTAGCCCAGTTAGCATGGGCACTCCATTGCAGTCTTGATGCAGTGCCGCAAAAGGATCATGATTTCCCGAAATACCAAATGTGCTTTCTGCTTCAACTTCAAAGCTAAAACTCCACACACCTTTGTCACAGCGCGGAGCCTGAATGCGCTCTGGTTGGCTGCGCAGACTGATTATTTGAATCAGTGTTTCAAAGTTTCGCTGTTGATTTCTTGCTCTGTTCCAGTCATTGACACTGTTGATTGCTTGACCAACCTGATCTTCAAATGGAATTTGACCTATGCGAAAATGCCCAGTAATCCCAGTAGGCGAGCAGTCAAAGAGGGTTTTGCACATATACTTCATCGTGTGATATTTACGGCAAAAAAAATACCCCGGAGTTTTTAATCCCGGGGTGGTTTAGAACAAGTCTAAAAATTATGCAGACAACTTGAAGCCGTTTGCTGTTGCGCTGTCCAACTGATAACCAGTGAAGGTAATGTTGGCAGCAGCCAAAGCTGTAGCAGCGTTGGCAAAAGCACCAGTTGGGTAGTAAGCAATTGACAAAGCAGTTGTATCAACTTGGTACATAGCCACTGTGCAAGTTTGTTGCAGAGCTTGAATAACGTTAGCAACGTATTCTTGCACGCCTGACTGTGTGGCCATGCTGTTGTTAGCAACCAAGCGAACAAAGTCCAGTTTAGGACCAGCTGGTTGAACTGTAGCAGTAGCGCCAGAGGTGCTTGTAGAAGCAGCGATAGGACCGTTTTGTACGTCTAGTGCAAATACCGGTTGTGCATCACCATTTACGGGGGTAAGATAAGCCATGATAAATTTCCTTTAAGTTAGTGGTCTCGGTGGACCTGCTTTTATTTAGTCTTTTGGCAAAAATTATGCCTGTTGCGGATTGTTTTGGGCACGATTTCTAGCAGTAAAATCAAAGCGATTG